AGGTCTTACAACAACTTCAGACAGGTTACAGAACTCACGATCGCGAAGAATGATTTCACTACACGGGTTAGTACCATACTCATGGCCTTCGGTATCGCGTCTACCATTTCTTTGAGCCTGCTCAGTTGCAGATGCACGATTGAAGATACCTCTTTCACCTGACTTGGAGTCGTAAAGAGCTTTCCACTCATCCATAAACACACCAATGTCTGGCTTTTCAGTATAGCATGCAGAGTTATTCGCAAGAGCTCTTTGGCCTTCATGTTCCCACCATTGACCGGCTTTTGCGTGACGCATGCGATCGTCAGAAAGATTAGACAACGAAATCAAAGCAGAACGACGAACACCGCCTACCACAACGATTTCGGCAATCTTACATACGATATCATGAGCTTCCAATGAGCTCAGCTTACGACCTGCAGACTTCTTAAAGATCTCGACTACAAACTGAAAAAGACCATTAAGTGGTTCTGGACCAGATGCTCTACCGCCAAAAGTTTTCAACGGTGCACCGGCAGGACGTACTTTCGAGAGATCCCATGTTGGAATCTGACCTGAATACAACAGGGCAATCAATTCTTTAAATGCTTTAGCCCAACCCAACTTAGAGTCGGCTACTTGAATAACGGTGTCAGTAGGATAAAATTCTTCGGCGACAACAGGAAGCTTGGAAACGAATTGACGCTCCACACTAAAGCCTACACCTGTACCGTTCATAAGAATATAAAGAATTTCATCAAATGCCTGAACGCGATCAACTGCTACGTATGAACAGTTATAGCCGGCAATGTTCTCTCTTTTAAGAGCTTCACCAGCTGTCATAAGACAACGCATTGACGGCATTACCTTACACTCAAGGATTGCTTCCTCAAGCTTTTTACGTAATGAAGGTTTGACTTCATAATTATGCATGTCTGCTAAGTGATCGTTAAAGAAGTCGAAGTAACGATCAATAGTTTCTCCCCACGTTTCGCGTCTTCCTTTTTCCGGAAGCCAGCGGCTATAACGTGACAAGTGAATAAACTCCTGGTACAGAGTCGGCAAATGGTTACTAGCCATGAATCTCTCCTGCTAAATGATGTATAGTTGATTAGTTGAAATATTATTTATCTTTTTCGGCTTTTCTCGATGGCCCTCGAACCGAACCAGAACGAAATAATTGCAGCAAAAATTGCTTTTGTTTCGCTGTCCCATAAGAGGTTAATTGCCTGAGCAAAGTCGGTGCCTTTTTCGATTGCTTCCATGAGAAGCGTAATCTCAATAACGCAGAATAGTCCAAAGAATGCATAGGTGATTACTGGTCTGACGGACCGTTGCAGTCCACCAATAAATCCACCTGCTTTGGTGATTGCGACATCATGTTCAATGAGGCGCTTATGTTCTTCAGCTGCTCCCATTGTTTCATACATTTTGATGTCGTGGTCGTACCCATCTTTACGAAGCTCAGCCATGAGCTTCATCTTTGCAAGTTCCTGCTTATTGTCCTGCCTTTTAGCAAAGGCGTCGGTAATAGCGGGTACTGCAGAACCTGCAAATCCTAATACGGATCCTAAAATTGATAACATTATCTTTTTCCTTCGTTTCTTCGGAACATCTTTCCAATTGAATATTTGTGCCGGCCATCTTGTTTACGAATGCCCGGTGTCAGATCCACACCACCATGAGCTACAGCATTGGCAGGTGTTTCTTCCTGTTTCTTTTTATTCTGTCGAATGTACTCATTTCTGAGTTGCATAAAAGTCTTCATCTGGTTATGTCCTCTATCGAAACGTAGATTTTTTGTTTAGTCAACTTATGATCTACTTCGAACACTGGCTCACCTAATACATAACCAACAGGCTCAGTGCCTTCATGTACCAAAACTTTTGTAGCTTCTTTTGCAATGATGTCGCCGGTTAACGCCGAGATCATATCCTGAGTCAGTTTATATTCCCCTGGGAAAGGGTTGCCTTCATCAGTTTGGTACCATCTTTTGTTTTCTTCTGGTAAGAAAGAATCAAAATCAAAACCTGCTTCGTCAAGTGCGCGTTTTAATTGTTCATCATTCATACCGGTGTGTTCTTTTAACAAGAACAGTGCAGCAGCATAAGAAGCGAGACGTGACTTACCGAAAGGTAACTTATTCAAGATCCTTTTAATATTGAATACGAGCCTGTGGAACAAAGAGTACTCGCTCTTTTCCTCAGGTGTTTCAGGGCTACGGATCTTTTTCCCGTTCTCATCGATTAAACCCAGTTCGTATGCCTTCATTTTATTCCAAGGCGTTACGAGAGTTTTCAGGAAACGATACGTATAGTATGTATCTGCTGCTCTTGAAATAATTCCCATTAAATTCCTCTCAATACCTTCACAATCACTGGGTCAAGAGGTACATCAATATGCATGTCCTCTTTCAAATAATTCAAATAAACAAGAAAGGTTTTCAGTGCCGGCCAATGTTGTTCTTCAACTTTGAAGAATATCATCTTGGTTGCAGCTTCAATCCCAAACACATTGTAGATTACAATGATATGATTTAGGATCAACCTTTCTTGCAAATCGCCTGAAGTTGAGTATCTTTTAAAAAGTCTTTTAAGATACTTAAATCTCTGCATGTCATCTTGGAATTCCTCCATCGATGTACATTGGCGATTGTCATAATATCTTGACGCATATGCTGAAAAGTTAGAATTGGTGAGTTTGTCAAATAGTTGCATAGTATCCTCAGGTAAAATTACTTTACCTGATTATCTATATCACTCTTCGTTCTCTTCGTTCCACTTTTCAATAGCCGCCTCGAGTTCTTCAATCAAGTCGTCTTTGTTTTTGCGTCTGTCAAGCTCAATTCCATATTCCCGGCCAAGCTCTTCGAGCTCTTTCTTTGACATGGCTTCAAGATCATAGTACTCATCTTCTTCGAGTTCTACTTCAACCGCCATAGGACCAGGAACTTCTTCAACGACTTCACCATTCCACGCTGCGATTTCTTCAGGTGTAAGTGAAGCGCCTTTCAGCTTCTCGCCTTTAGGAGAGTAATAGCCGTCGGCCTTTGCAATTGAGTCTTCTAACCAACCAGTTTTTGTTGTCATTTTCTTACATCCTTTAAAGTTTTAGGCTTTGGTGCCTGTTTAGTTTTATCACTGCCGTCTTGCTTATCAGCATCCGGACGATCTTTAACATCAACCTTGTGCTGATCTTTTACTTTTTTGTTAGTATCAGCTGCAGCCTTTGCATTCTTGCCGTCAGTTTCCGGCTCGATCATGTCTGCCTTTGGTGAAGCAGCATGGCTCTTTTTGTCTTCGTTCATTGCTTCCTCTTTTACATAAGGACCTTTCATGATTACACTCATTGGAGGCCTGAAGCCGTTATCACGAGCTTTGACTGCGGCTTCCATTTTGCTGCGAGCATGAATGTTACCTTCTTTTTGTTTAACGTCACGGATGTGGTATACAAACATTTGCTTGTCTTCTTTAAGATTACCCTCATCATCGTAGTCTTCGCACTTGTAGGTTTTACCAGCAAATACAAAAGTCTTGTCACCATTCTCCTTTGCTTTCTTTGCAGCATAGACAAAGTCTTTTTTGCTTTCAGCTTTTGAGATAGCTTTTCTTCTCTTATGAAGATATTCATCAGAATCGTCAACGTCGCCATCGTTATCGATATCTTTATCTTTACGATCCTTAAACTTCTTTTTCAAAGCTTTTTTATCAACCTTATCCATACCTTCGCCGTCATCAGACTTATCATTCGACGCATCTTCTTCTTTGGTTTTGGTCTTTGGATCATCATGTGTATAACCCATTTTTTTCATTCTCTCATGATCTTCAGGCTTTTTAGCTTTATAACCTTTGCCTGTTTTAGGGTCGTACATCATGTGAGGTTCGAAGTCTTTTTCTTCACCTAAAGCTTTTTCAACTTCTTTGCGTGCTTCGATCATACGAACAGTATCATCATCGGCTTTTTCATGCATGCTCATGTATATCTGAGCAATACCTTTTACGTCATCTATATCCATGAGGTGCTCCTTTTTATCCCATATAGAATTGGCCAGCTACCACTGCGGTAATGGCGGTTACAAAAATCCAGAAAAACTTGTTAATAACTTGAATTGTGCGCGAGTTCTCGTCAACAGCCTTTTTAATTTCCGTCAACTGGTCCTGCATGTGGTCCATTCTTCTTCTCATTTCTTCATGATCATCATTCAATGCTTTGATCTTCTCCTCTGCGCGGGCCAGTGCGACGACAGCTTCGGCTAGTTGATCTAGCTTCATTTCAATTCTGTCTAATCTACTTGAATTTGTATCTGCCATTTTACTGTACCTATATTTATATTAATTATCTACTTTGGCAGAACCCCGCCACTGATAGCAAGACCAATATCTTGCTTTGTACTTGGGTCCTGGATTGTCACAATTATGTCTGGCGCGAAAAGAACGACGTCGAGCTGGATCATCTCGTTTAATTTCCATATTAGGATCGCCAAACCGAACAACGACAACTTTGCCATTAGGACCCATAGTATAAACTTTAAACTTTTTATTTGGGTTTTCGGATGTTCTGATAGGATCATTAAGCTTTACCTTCTTACCTTGGTATTCGGCTTCCGCAATTACATGATCATACAAACCTGTACATTCCTGACAACAATCAGGTGTTCCACAATTCGGATGCTCTAAAAACGTTTTGAACTTTTTCATATTATCCACCAAACTCGTGTCCTGCGACTCTTCGCATTTGTTTATTAAATTCTGCCTGTGAAGGCTTTTCCCTATATAATTTAATTGAGATCTCAGGTCTTTCCTTACCTTTAATTCTCCACTTGTATCCTTTTTCTTTATGCTCAGGCTTTGTAGTCTTTACAACTCGGCGCTTGTAACCAGCTTCCCAAGTTTCTGATTTCTTTTCTTCTACTGACTCGCCTCTAGCGCTATCAAAATCTTTTTTAGTCGGTGCACCTTTAGACCCTGGCTTACGCATAGGTCTGCCTTCTTTTCTTTTTTTATGTATATTAGCCCAAAGGCCTTCGCGCAATTCTGAAAATGTTTTCATCGCATCGACTTCACTCTTTTACGAGTGCCAAATTTTTTGGTGTCTCCTCTGTCAAGCATGCCTGCCATTCCTTTGCCAGGATCATCTTTACCGTGCGAGCCTTGAGCTCTACCCGGAGGAAGCTTCTTAATCTTACCGCCTTTAGCTAAAAAAGCTTTAACCGCATCATCGTCAGCTTTGCTTCTTTTTCTTTCTTTAACATCTTGGCCAGGAGTCATCTTCTTAGTATGCTTAGCATACTCGTCTGTGCCCATCTCATAGTATTCGCGAAAGTGTAGCATTATTTACCCCTTACTTTTGCAGCAAGGTCTTTATCTGCTTTGCCCCATGTGCCGGAAGACTTAGTGACAAATGAGTTAACTCTTGCCAGTCCCCACTGCTGAGGTGTGGTACCAGGACGGTGTCCGGTTCTCCAAGCAGCAACCCCGCGGTTGTAAACTTGTCTCAGTACGCCAAGAGGCATGCCTGATTTGTCTGCCTTTTTCTTGAGAGCAGCATCAGCTTTGCCCTCTTCCATGTGTTGTTTGAATGAGCGCATGTCTTCTCCGTACATTTGTTTGAATTTCTTTGTGTGCTTTGACGGCTTAGTCGTTGCACCTTTATCGCCAGGAGCTGGCTTATATGCGGCTGGATTGTCATCATCCATTTCTGCACCCTTCTTAAAGTGTGCATCTCTCTTTGCTTTCGTGGACTTTGACATCTCTTTGCCTTTAGCATCTTTACCGTGATATGCTTTAGGCTGTGTACCTTTACGGTCTTTAATATCTGGATCTTGCGGGCTAGATGTTTTTTCTTCGAGCGGTTCAATCTGGTTGAGCCACATTCTAAATTTACCATTCATTTTTTCTACCAATACATAATTTGTACCAAGCTGAAGGATTGTGCCGATTTCATTTGTTTCACTGACGACAACGAGATCTCCAACTTCGTATAGGTTACCTTTAACGTATTCTTCTCTTTCCTCAGAAACCTTTTCAAGCTGAATATGCTGACGATATTCATATGATTCCTTGAGGCCCATGCCTTTACGTACGTCATTAAACAACTTTTGTCCTTCCTTAAAGCCAGAAGGCAAACCTTTAGAAAATGTTTGGAAGTCGTTATCAGATGCTGCAGCTCTCATCTTTGAAGCTGACATGCCAGTGGCACCTTCTGCATCTGGATCTCTTACGCCGGCTGATACGATGTTGATTGATTCGAAATTGTAAAAGCCGTGTCGGCCTTTTTGTTTATTGTACTTGTTTACCAGTGCTTCGTATTCGCGGACCCGATCAGAACCGGCAACAATGTTAATGCTCTTGTAACCTTCATCATACAATGCACTGCACAGATCCATAATGGTACGGACCTTTGTGTTGATCATGATTCCACGGGCGTGCTTTGGAAACATCTTGCGCATATACTTGATCTTGTCTTTATATGTGAGGGGATTCTTTTTAGGATCGTTGGACTGAGTTGCATAGATACGATATGCAGAACCCTTGGCGACTTTAGCCACAGCAGCCATAAGCTTTTCATGACCGATAGTCGGAGGGTTAAAGCGACCCCAGGCGATAGTAATCGCTTTGACGTCTTCAGTTACATATTGCGAAAAACTCTTAACTTGCATTCCCTTGTCCACCTGCAGGCCGTCTTAACTTTTCTCGATCCCGCTTGCGAACTTGTGGAAGTAATTTCTTAGCCAGTCTTTCAATTGCACCAGACTTGCGCTGGAGAATCTTTTCATAAGACTGACGTGCTGAATATGATAGATCTGTCTTGTCCTTATCCTTCAGAAGCTTCTTTAAGAAAATGTTCCGAGCTTGTTTCTTGGAACGATTCTTCAAAACTTCTGGGGACGCGATCTTTTTCATAGAACGCTTCCGGCCAAGTTGGATCTTTGCCTTATTCCTACGAAGAGCCTGCTTCAGCTTGACACGTTGCTGAATCGTAAGTGCTTCATCCATGTGTTCTTTAAACGTTAGCATCTCTTCTTTCCACGGTTTCCATCAGGATCGGGACGGTGTGTCCCAGCCTTTTATTACGTCAGGACTGAAGTTATTAGAACTGAACTCCAGTCGGTCAACTAATTTAACTGCACCTCCACCAATCTTATCAATAGCTACATAACCTTCTACATCAGTTACATGAAAGCCATCTTTTTTCTTGATGAAAGTGTTCATCTGTGATAGTCTATTTAGTTTATTTATAATCTTTTGCTTCCCATCAACAATAGCATTTTGTAAATCAAAAATTAATTTGAGGTTAGCTTTATTGCGAGGCGAGAAAAACTTAAGCATAGCATCTCTCGCTTCTTCTTGTTTCTTTTTACCAGCAGGAGTTGACCGCTTGTCAATTTCCTTTTGGTATTTTGCCTGAATAAATTTAATCAGGTTGTCAACATGCCTCGAAGTATTAGTTACCTTTTGGCCTGCTCTTACGTATTTGTTGTTGTGCGTCTCGATAACCTTAGCAAATTCTTGATTCCTCTCAATTTCCTTGAGAGTAGTAGAAGCAATCTTCTTAAAGATCTTGCCGGCGTTCGACAACGCTTGAGTGACCTCCTTCGTGTCGGCTGCGGTAAAGGTTCCAGTTCCAGACACGTCGCGAAGACTTGCATCATCTGCCCATAGTCCTTTCTTGTTTTTGAGTTTTGAAACGTCTACTTCATATGAAGCTTTCATTGACTCAAAGGAAGAACCCTTGTAAGTGGTATGGAAAACGATGCCGATATTTGATGAAGTAATCTTTTTAGCAAGATCTGACTTAGCAGGAACAGCGTACACAATCGTGTTTGGATGGAAAGTAATATACTGCTCTCCATCAATCTTTTCCTTCTTAAGATCTCGCTTAGTAAACATGATGTCGCCTTGAATCACGTCTTTGATTCCGGCGTCTTTCAGTGCATCAAAGGCTGCTTTCAATTTGTCTGTAAGGTCACCACTTGTATCTGCTTCAATGTCTTCATAGTTTTTGTAGACTTTAGGTTCTTTGTTAAAGACACCCTTTTTAGCTACGAAGAACTTGCCGTCACGTGGATCGATACCTGCAAAGACTGCAGGTGCACCATCCCATTTTACTGTGACGTCAACGGACTTCTTAGAGTTTCCGGCAAGCATATCACGAAGAGATCTTAATGCAAGGATTGCATCTCGAGCTCCTTTCACACCGCCGTAAATCACACGGTCCTCAATATGAGTCATGTGAGTATTCTTATCTTCTTTTAGATATTGATTGAAACTTCTCATTCTTTCACCACGATATGAATGCATGCATCTTCGGAAGTTGAAGCTGCATAGTTGACTACGGCATTGATAAACTCATCGGCCTTCCTACCGCGATTCGATACAATGTAAAAACAAAGCATAGTTGCTGCATACTTTGAGGCGATCCAGATCTTATCTTTCTTTGCAAGCTCTGCTTCAAAGTTTACTGCATTCTTTCGATCAACTTTAGCAGCCATCATCTTAAAGTTAGCAATAGCTGCCTTGTCGCCCTTTTCCATCTTAATAGCTTGTGATTTAATAAAAGGATGAAGAGGAATAGCTTCCCTCATATACCTTTTTGCCATTTGTACAAGGACACCCCAGCCTGCTCCACCAGCTCGTGCAGTCTTACCTAAAATTTCAACTTTGGAAGATGCCATTGCTGCGTTTGCTTTAATGTCCATACGACCATCACTGTAGATAATCTGACCTGATTTGTTTGACCAAAAGTTACCACGTTGTGCTGACTGCAACATAGCTTTATTGAATTTGTAAGTCGGTGTGTCAGAACGCTTAGGCGTTTGTACTACAATCTTTGCTTTCTTTTTGACAATCTTAAGAGAGATCGGAATAAGCAAGCGCTTTTCGAACAGAGTAAAGATGGAGTTGTTCAGTGCTGCGATTGACGTAACATCCAGATCTCTCTTAAGATTCACACTTGGGTCAATAGCCCAAATATCGCCTGGGTTCCACTTGTCATCAGACAAAGGTGATAGACCACTATTTTTAAATGCAGTCTTCTTGGCGAGATAAATGTACCGCATCTCAGGCGAGTCACGGTGAAATTTCATTTTACTTGTTACATACCCTTGTTTAATCAAAGCTTGTGCTGAAAGGTATGCCGATACGCCCCATGCTGGGTCAAGCTTGTCAAGTGTATCTTGTAATGTCGTCTTGCCGGTATCTACTTTACCTTCGATCGATTCAAGTACTTCCGGCGTAAAAAATTCGATTGGTTTATTTTTATGCTTGAGCATTGCGGCAAGATAAAAACACTGCTGCGATTCTGCATAGGCTGTGTTTTCCGTTCCACCGCCGGCGCCTTTACCTCCACCAAACACCGGAGATTTTGCAATCTTCGAGCTTGAGATAGTGTCGCCATTTGCTTTATAAAGAGTGAATGCTTTGTTACCTGGGTTAGCCTCAAAATCCTTGATGGAACCGTAGTTACGCTCATCTGTTGCAAGCTTTACTGTATCTCCATCTACAGTTACAATATCAGCCTTTTGCTGAATGAGTTTTTTGAGGATGTCAAGCCGAGCTTCACCCGTCTGCGAGTTGGGCTTTTCCCACTCAGCAGGAGTTAATGGTCTCATACCTTCCTCCAAAAATGTCTTAAACGCTTCCATGGATATATTTATACTTTTCTAGCATTGATTCCTGTAGCGTATATGCTTCAATTTCACTTGGCCTTTCCAAATAAGGCATATCAAAATCAGTAGGCTGATTCCTTTCATACTGACGTACGTGAACCATTTCATGAAAGACTGCTGTAATTAAGTCTTCATCATTCATAGTTCGCTTGAGTTCAACTTCGTGTTCTCCTCTGTCAATAAAGCAGTGGTAGCCATCAGCTTCCAAACGCCACTTCAAAAAGAACTGGACATCCAAGTTCTTCTTGCGTGGCATAAGTTCTTTCATGGCAAAGAAGAATGCTTCTTTGACCATACGCTTTTGCTTAGGGCTACCACCCTCTACCCAACAGAAAATCATTAGAAAGGATTCCTACGATAAATGTAAGCATCGACACGAGTAGCATCGCCAAGACGAACCGAACCAGCGTTTGGTCCGTAGGTTCCACCACGCTTGTACTTCCAAGCGTTCGGGTTATTCTTGCCAAGACGACCTTGACATTTAACATAGAACTTGTAGTCTTTTCCAGCGACTTTCAAGTCTTTATTCATATTGGAAACCATCTTACGAACGTTTTCCAATTGGTTCATATCGTCGGCATCATCATAGTAGAATGTGCCGATGAATGAGCTGCCATAACGGGCAGTACGATTATATGGTACACAAAGTGGCATTTAGTCCTCCATTCTATTAAGTGCAGGGATTGCCCAAAACATCAAGAGCAATCCAGGAAATCCAATTGCTGGAATCATCCAAAGTGGCTGGTCATCAGTTACACCAGATGCCAGCATTACGAGAAAAAATCCGATACAAAACCTAATCATTATGCTACCTCCTCAACTGAAAGCATGAACTGTGAATCAATCTGATCAAAACCAGACCGTGCTACTACAAAAGTTTCACCATTGTCTTTAACAAGAATGTCACCGACTGAAATTGAGTGCATATCTTTATGACGCTTGATGAATGTTTCTGGACCAATGTTGCCATATTCATATGCTTCATTCAGGCTATCGCCTGCAATGTCAGCAACATGCTCATATTTTTCAATATGATCCAGTGGCTTGAAACCAATATCACCCATGCCGTATGTGAACGATACTGCAGGATAAAGTGATTCTTGATCACGAATTTGGAAAACTTTAACTGTCATTATTCTCTCCATCTAACTTTATTGTAGATATAGTATACCACAGAAAAAGACAAAAGTAAACAAAAAAATGCATTTTGTTTACCTTTGAAATCAACTACTTACGTTTTTTTTGATTTTTTTTAATATTGGAAGTCTGAGAAGTCCCTTTTTTGAGTAACGATAGCTTCTCCAGCAGGCGTATTATCAAATACTGGTGTATCGTCAGTCAATGTTTGGGCGTTTTCTTCCACATCGTATAGCTTCATACGAGCTCGATCCACACCAATAATGAAACGCTTGTTCATTGTTGGATCATTATACCGGTTCTTAAGCTGTTTAACCATGATTTGACCAAGCTTTTCGAGATCCTCGGTGGATACCAAAGCAAACATCAAATCGGCTGTAGCTGGCAAGCCAAACGATTCTGACGTATCTTCGAGGCCAACATCTGAGTTGCTATAACCAGAACGAGTTGTTTGAGTAGCCGTAACGATTGGCAAGTCAAATTCAACTGCAAGGCCACGAAGTTCCTCGGCGATTGCCTTAACATATGAGTAGGTGTTGATAGAACCACCAAGCCCTTTCATACGAGAGCTTGCACAAATGTTAAGGTAATCAATAAAGATGATGTCAGGCGTAAAATCACGCTTGAGCTTGAGCTCGTTGAGCAGTGCACGGAAGTGACCGGAGTGAGCAGCACCTGTAGGATATTCCTTGATGATCAACTTACCTACATTCTTCTGAGCAATGCGTGTGATCTTGTCATCAAACATTGTCTTGGAAAGTGAAGTAAGTTGATCAATCGGAAGGTTCATAAGGTTTGCATCGATACGTTCAGCGATACGTTCCTCGGCCATTTCCATAGTAACATACAGGACATTCTTACCGAGAGTAAGAACCGACGCTGCATGGTGACACATGAACAATGACTTACCAACACCTGTGCCGGCAAGGACAACGTTCAATGTCTTGTTTGGAAGACCTTCCTTTGTAATCTTGTTAAAGTATTCAAGATCAAATGGAATACGATCTTCCTTCTTATGATAAAACTCATAACGTTGTTCGGAGTTGTCAATATAGTCGTGACCAACGTTACTATCAAAGCAAACACCAAGTGCGTCTGATAGGAGAGATGGGAGTGCATCTTTCTGTAGAGTTTTATGCTTTCCATCAATGATCGAAATGGATTCCATAATCGCAAGATAAATGCTGCGATCCTGGCACCACTTTTCGGTTTCATCAATGAGCCATTCGCTATTCACTTCGGTTTCAGTAAAGACCGAGTGTAATACTTCACTTACACCTGGACCGTCATGAATGTTAGCGTTGGACAACTCAATGGAGAGTGCTTCCTTAGTTGGAAGCTTGTTGTATCGATTTACAAAGTCAACCACACAGTCAAAAACAATACGATGATTGTTTTCGAAGTATTCTTTTTTCAGAAATGGAATAACTTTGCGAGTATAATCTTCGTCGCTAATAAGGCTACGAAGAATTGTTGTTTGAATATCTATGTTCATAATCTACCTTGCTATAATCAAATGCGATACGGTGAAGCACCCGCTGCTTCATACCTTCAAATTGCCATCTCTTGTGGATACTTAACCACTGCTCACTGAGAACGATATCGCCGTCGTCCCAGTCATGGTCATACCGATATTTATCTTTGAGGACGTGACTTTTGAGCTTTTCCATAGTATAATTAAAAGCTTCTTCATCAAGACTTTTCATACCAAAGATTTGTAAAAACGGGAAGTAGAGACCAGTCTTACCAGCATCATTTGTATGTACCAGCTTAAATGGCCTATCAGATGCGTGGTGTTCATGAAAGAATTTGCTAGTGCTGTATGAGCCAGACTTGTATCCTAAAGTAATTTCAGTGTGTTGCAGCTCTTCTTTTGTAACATCATCGAGATCGTTGTAAGCCTCAATCATATTGATCCAGCTAGTTCTGCTCCCTTTTGTTCCTTCAACACCGTATAACCAGATAAGAGGTTTTCTTTCATAGTTACTTGCCTGGTTTGCGTGCCAGTCAAGTGCAGATGTGTGGCCAAACAAACCTTCTTCGCCTTTGTCATTAGGTTTACCCGTAACACGAAGAATATAGTTATCCACAGCCATATGCTCTGTACGTTGACCGCTACGAGGCTTTGTTGGATCTATAATTCGTTGGCACTGACCAATCATTGAGCAAAAGTCTTCTTCCTGCTTTGACGTCATATCTTGCTTTTTGATAACTACAACCATGTTGCTTACAGTATCACAAGCAATTTCATGCGCTTGCTCTAACGTAGCTTTTGTAATATCAAAGTCGTAGACTTCAATTGCCCAATCATTAATTAGTCTTTTCTTCATCACCTACCCTATAGTTACCTGATTCAAATGCATCAGCAACAATATGCTGAAGGATCTCACCAATGTGATTGCCGAATGCAGGGTTATTATCAAGATCCATACCCGTAGGATTCTCAAGGATCTGATATGTAAAATCAAGTCGAGCCAAACCTTCTTCTGTATTTTCAACAACTGCCTTTACTTCACCGTAAACGTAGATTGTACCTTTCCACATGCTGGATAGGAGTTCTACGCAATGGTGATTACTAAAGTCGGCGTTTTCTACAAACTTGTAATCTTCCTCAGTGATCGTTATCATTGGTTTCCTCCAATTCTACTGGAGCAGTTGAACCAATTTGATAGCTTGACTTGATGTATTCTTTAAAGTCTGTTTCTTCGAAGATTGGCTTCCAGAACTCTTCGGTCAGCGTATCCTTTTCACGGACTTTACCTTCCATTAGTTCGCCAGTTTCACGGTCCACTCGACAATACCAACCAGCACTGGGTTTGGCAACATAGTGGCCAGCCATAGCAACATCAAGCAGGCCTGACCAGCGTTGAATGCCACCTTCCCAAGAAACGGAGATAGGGATTTTTGATTTTTCACGTACGAACCTCGATTTCTCAACATTAATAACAAAATGATAACCCTTGATTTCTTGCCCTTGTTTGTCTTGCTGACGGCCAATGATCCAGATGTTATCAGCACTATAGTAGATACCGGTGCCGCCAGAAACAATAGCTTTCGGGAACAGACCGATTTCTTGGTAAGTATGGTTTACCGCAAGAAGCGGGATATTTTTCATTGTAAGATACGGCGTAACCATACGGAACAAGCCTTTAAGCGCTTTAGCACGTGACATATCAGCAACCGATTTCTCGTTAAGCGCATCTTCCAATTCCTTCTTCGAAGCAAGGTTACCAATCGAGTCAATAACAATAATAACTTTATCGTCACGATCGATTTCTTCAAGCTGTGATACAAGATCAAACTTGAGTTTTTCAACATCGGTAATTGGTGTATGCAAAACACGGCTTACGTCGATGCCAAAGGTTTCGAAGTATGATTGTGGTGAACCAAACTCACTATCATAAAAAAGCAGGATAGCGTCATCATGCTTCTTCATATATGCACTTGCCATCTTCAATGCAAATGAAGTTTTGAAGTGCTTTGATGGACCAGCTAGGACAGTAAGCCCTGATGTAAGTCCACCTTCTGTATCACCGGACAGTGCTACGTTAATCATAGGCACGTCGGTGGTAACGTAATCTTTATCTCTGAAGAACTGTGAATCGCTGAGTACCGAAGTCTCCTTCACTTTCGAGTTCTTCTTTAGTTTGTCCATAATTGACATTCAATTCTCCTCATGACTATATTGTATATTATACCATAAACTGGTCGAGTTGTACACTAATTCTTTCAACCTCTTTTGTCTGTGTTTTGTTATCTTGAACCATGTACTTGGTTTCAATCAGCTGGTTGTCAAGTCTTCCCTCACAGAACTTCAAGACATGCTCCGCCATATCTTGTGCTGTGGTAACAGGCACATTTTGACAAATGTGATTGATGTTTTTCTTTCCTCCCTGTAGGATAAAGTCCTCAGGTAATCCCATAATCGATAAGCACTCACGAATCGTAAGGAATCGATCTTCGTCAGGGTGTGTAAGCATAGTTGGGAAAGCACCAACAAAAGCACCGATGTAATCTTTTGGAACGATTACGCCTCTGCGCATGATGTTTCCACCTGACTTCAGTTTAGATGCCATAGCATCACAGCGAATGGCCTGCTTTTCATAGCCATTGCTTCTCATCCATTGTGCAACTACGTCATAGGTATATCCACTATCCTCAATATAGTGTTTAACATCTGCACTCTTTTTGATTGTGTCCTGAAATTCATTGTGAGACATTCCGCCCTCAATCACCTCAAGGACGTAGCGATAGTATGGGTCTTGTGACGGAACATTTTCGTTTGTAAGGACTGACATTGGATCACTTGGATCGCGTTTCACGGAACGAATCGTGTCCTCAATCGTTTTATGTTCTCTTTTTATATATTCAAAAACGGGTACTTTTTCGCCCTTCCAGAAAAAATAAAATGTACGATCTCTTACCTGGGAAAGTCCATGAAGGATGCTTTTTGTTTTAAAAATGCTAAAACTGTATCCGTTTTCTCTTGCGATTTCTCGAAGATCTTGGACAACTGGTTCTCCCATTTTGCTAGCGAGTCGTGGTGCATTTTCTCCCCAAAAGACCTTGGGCCGTAAAGTACCGAGTACATGACGAGCACTGGTGCGCATCCAATCATTAGCAGCAGCATCAGAACTACTTGTAGTGCTAAGGCTACTAAGGCCAGCACAAGGGCACACAGTGTTAATAACATCAACAGACTCAACCTGAGGTATTGAATCCCCTTGAATAACATGGTAGGGGACTTCGTTTTTATAATACTCCAATAAGTGTTTATCATTATCTTGAAATCCTTCATATGATAGGATGTATTCGGGCCGAGACCCGAATACATTTTGCATTGCGATCGTTTCACCGCCGATCAACGGGACAATACTTGCATACTTAACCATAATTTACATTCTGCTCCAATTCACGTTCGTCTTTATCATACTGGTTTCTGTATTTATTATTTTCTTCAATAACCTTCTGAAGGACGGTGAACTCAGGAGCATAGTGTAAAAGTGCTTTAGTATCTTTAGGAAAACATGCTCCTCCAAATCCGCGTTTGCCATCGAATCCTGGAACTACTGTATGCGAGTTTCCAATTCTTGGGTCTGCTGCGATTGCAGAAATAATCCTATGGTAGTTGCCGTGGCCATTGACCACATCATAGAACTGATTAAACCATAGAACCTTTGATGCAAGGAAACTATTAATGCCATACTTAATTAGGCTTGCTTCCTCAATAGTTACGTGGAACACCGGACAAGGACGACACATAGTAAAGTCCTCATAGATTCTTTCAAGCCATCGACCAAGTTCAGGGATACCTCCAAACACATGCATCTTAGGATTAATGAAATCTTCGTTTGCATTGCTTTCGGTAAGAAACTCAGGATTGTAAATCAATCGCTGAGCTCGAGTTTTTGCAAGCTTTGTCAAGATGTCAGGAGTTACTGTCGACTTAATAACAATAATTGCTTTTGTTTTTAAGTACAGTTCATTTACTACTGACTCTACAATGCTACTGTCAATAGAACCATCATCACCCATAGGCGTAGGTACTGATACAAAAACAAGATCTGGATCAAACTTTGCCAGATCATTAATGTCAGTACCATACTTAGGATCTACTAAAAACTTTTCAACTTCATGATGGCTAAAACCATAGTCAACAGCAGTTCCTACAAATCCGCATCCTACGATGCCAAGTCTTAAACCTTCCATTATGCAAATCTCCCAATGAGAGCAATGATAACTTGATAGACACCCCATCCTACGCAAGACGCAAGTGCTGCAAAGAGGACGAGCTCGATGCTATCTGTGTTGTCCCACCATTTCTTCATTAGTTAACTCCATAATATGATTTGTACCAGTTACAGAACTCATGAACACCGTCTGCAATTGGGGTTGTAGGATTATACCCATACTTCTTGAGTTTAGTGGTATCCGACCAAGTTTCAGGAACATCGGCAGGATGCTTTGGTTCTAGATTGCGCGTAGCTTTCCGACCAAACTCTTTTTCAATACAGTCTACAAAATCAAGTAACTGCACTTGTTCACCATAGCCAATGTTAAAGATCTCATGACCAGGGATGTCAGATTCAAGTACAATCTGTACACCTTGTACAATATCTTCAACATAGGTAAAGTCACGTTTCATGTCACCGTAGTTATAAAGTGTAATGGGTTCATCTTTAACAATACCATCTGCAAACTTAAACAGTGCCATGTCTGGTCGACCGTATGGACCATACACTGTAAAGAAGCGAAGGCCAATAGTATTGTCAAGAGTACTATGCATAAACTGACATTCGTTTGCACGCTTTGACCAGCCATACGGATTATTCTGGTGGCCAGGACGATCATGTTCATTCCATGGAAGTGGCTGACCATGCATTACACATGAGCTTGAAGCATACACAACCTTCGGCGTACCAGCACGTTGAGTAGCCTCAATAAGACGCTGTGTGCCGGTAATGTTGGTGTCGATGTAATGCTGCGGAAACTCAAGTGAATGTCTTGGGTTTGCATATGCTGCAAGGTGAAGTACTGCGTCAACTCCTTCTAGGTTTTTATCCCAGTCATAGTCAACTAGGTCGCCGTGTTCTACCACGACGCCCGTAGATTGAGCTAAAATGTCAGCCCTATCTTCTTTAAGTTGTGGATCGTAGTATGGGTTGAAGTTATCCATACCCACTACTTCGTGTCCAGATCTGTGCAATTTAAGTGCACAATGAAAGCCGATCATGCCGGCCATTCCAGTAATTAAAATTTTCATGCGAAAAACTCCTCGAGTCCTTGTGGTTGGTTAATATCAGAGGTCGCTAACTCAATGATTTCGTTCACAACCATCTCACCGTCTGAGTGTTGCTTCCAAAATTCAAAGGCCATTTCTCTCCAATCATCTCTCATCGATGGATCATTCTTTAGTTTGACCATCAGGTCACGGCACTCTTCAAAGTTAGTATAATCAAGACCAATAGTGCCGGTATTGGTACATTGAGTAACGGGTTTGTCCTGAACTCTATGAATCACATTATCACAAAAGTGCTTATGGAAGATTGGAACTGCACCGGATGCTACGATCTCGGCATGACAGTTTTCAATATTGTTGCCATAAGTTTCTGCCTTCAAGTGATAAAGATCAGAACCGAATGCAGATAGCGAGAGTCTATTCATGCAATCTACATTTATATATTGAGGATAAAGGTACGCGCCTTTTCCTACAGTTTCAGTGCCATACATTTCGGGTTTGAACTTGCCAAATTCGCCGTGCTTCTTTTCTGGCCTGAAATAATTTTCAACAATGCGTCGATCCTTAGGTTCCTTTTCCTTGTTATCACGATAGAGAACAAGAGGATACTGGATCGATGCTTCAAGTCCTTCAAGGACTGTGATGAATTCGGATTCCATAAGAGCATCTTGATGAAAGTCAATCATCAAGGCAGGACCTTTCCACATGGCAGTACGTCCAATCCAACGTACCATGCTTCGCTGCTGTGCATGAATTGATTTCCAGTATTTTGCTCTATGACCATCATAGTCAAAACCAAGTCCCATCTTCTTGAGTGGAACTGTGATTTTATTTTTACGCATAAATCTACAGAAATCGTTTTCCATACTATGCGTCATGATAACATCCATCTTCTCACATACCTCTTTGAGGTTTGCATTACGTGCAATGGATGCTGCTTTGTGGTCTACATTGATAAATGCTTTTTTGATTTTGATTGCGTCAAGCAACTTTAAAAAGTTTTCTTGACAATCTTCGGGATGTCCTTTTGAAGGAACGGAGTATACAATACAGAGGTCGTGCTGATTAACAATATTCGCCATCTCCTCCCATTCCTTGCCAACAGATTTTTCAAGTTGATGAATATCAAGTCCCTTTGCACGACCCCATTTTTTATCATTAGCTGACAAGATCGTTGCATTAGTTACTTTCTGCATCTGAATGGCGCACTGAGTTACGCCGCAGCCTTCAGTGCCGCGTCCTAATACAATAATTGTTTTCAATTTTTTCTCCTAGGTTTGAGTTCCAACTTCAGGTAAGTTGAAGTTAATCGTACCCTTGCCGTATGCAAGAATACAAACTTGCTCATTTGGATCTGTTTCTTCACCAGGCTTAGATTCTGTAAACTCAAGTAAAGTCCAAGTGTGAGTCTTACTGTTTTGAGCCAATACAATCTTAACTGTAGACTCAGTACCGTCTGGCATCTTAACCTTTCCATCCATATATATGAGTGGATTTTCGCCAAACTTTTTCATCATAGGGACCATTTGTGCTGCAGTAGTACACTGGATAGGTTTACTAGCCCAATATCCCAGGTTAGGTTCTTGTGATTGCGCAGCTGACGATGCCAGTAAAAACATGCCTGCTGCTGTGATTAAATGTTTCATTTTAGCTTTCCAAGTAGTTGCGGCAATCTTCAATGACTCCTTTTTCAAAAGAAGGATCATTGAACTTGCGGTTTCGAGGGCTTGGGTGTGGCATCTTAAAATGTTTAACATTAATCTTTTTAAGACACATACTTGCATAGTTACCGAGAGCAATTACTTTATCATAGCCCTGCGTACATTGGCGTAGTTGATCGTAATTAGCCTGTAGCTGATTGTAATCGCCGGCTGAATCTATGCAGTTGATAAAAGAGTGATATGTGATGCCAAGTTCATTGCACCATCTCTCTAGACGTTGAATCGTCTGGGCCTTCTTCGGGCTTTTCCAATTATCTTTAGCTGGGTTTAATCCCACTATAATGATCTTGTCCATCATACTCTATAAAGGTGTATTCAACACCTGCTTCATCAAACATAGATTTTGTCAGTTCCCATGAGTCACGCCATTTTTCAGGAACTTCTTGTTCTGGCATGACCACTTTTTTGATTCCTACTTGAATGACTCCTAAAGCACAGTCACTACAAACAGGTAATCCATAAACATACAACGTAGATCCCTGAAGAGATTGACCGTGGTATGTAGCATTGAAGATAGTATTCATCTCAGCATGCACTATATATTTATACTTCACTGCACGATTGCTGAGACGATTCCAACTATCTCTCATCCCCCTAGGCAAACCATTGTATCCTTGAGCGATAACTCGACCATCAGCAACCGCAATAACGCCAACTTGAGTTGACGGGTCTTTTGACCAACCTGCAATTTCGTGTGCTAGTCGAAGATATCGTTGTTCCCATTTACTTGACAAGGTGGAAGTGCCTTTCATAAACATGAAGGTTTTGAACCTGCCAGTGCATAAAGCCTGGCTCAATCTTATCACCTTCAGTTAAATCATTATATGCATCACAAAGCATGTCCATTACATGACGCTGCCAAGCATAATCATTTTTGTATCCAAACACGACGTCATTTGAGCGCATTTGAACAACGGACTGTAGCTCACCATTGCGTATGTAATAAGTAACAGCATTAGTGCATATGAAATCGTTTTTACCATTTTCATTGTACTCCACCCAAATGCTTGGACGATTGTAGACCATAGTAGCTCTACGACCATCTTGGTTTTTAAGCAGTTCCCAAAGAACTTGTTGAAACTGGCTGTAATATTTATCGCTATAGATTAGCGTTCCATAATTACTGTTAATTTCTCCGTGTTCATTTGCACTATACTTCCAAGCTGCTGGAGGTTCTGCGTCAGGTCGTATGTCAAAAATGTTAGTAGACATAGAGTCATACCAATCAAGCTCATCATTAACATACTCTTCATTGACAGTGCCGAAGATGCTCGCTTCGTCGGCGATAAAGGACGCAGGCATAAGCTCAATAGTCTTTTGTCCAGTTCTGTCCATTGTGAATGCTTCATCATTTAATTCTCCAATAAAGAACTCACGGATATCTTTACAGCTGTATAATCTCATTTCTTTGGCCTGTTAAACATATCGTGATCAGGGTTTTGTCCATCCATCGTACCACGCATATATGATACTGCAAAGGATGCATAATTAATCAAATCTTTGAAAGTATCTTCAAGAGATTCGTGGTTAGGCTCACGACCAGATTCGAGAAGAGATGCAGCACGCATCATTTTACCGTGCATGATGTCATAGATTGTATCTACACCACGACGATAATGCATAGCTTGCACCACGTTTGACTCGGAGCTTTGATAGTCTTGGCCTTTCTTAATCTGCAAGTCAATGCATTCTTGCAAGACTTTTACAGATTCGCGTTCATCTACTGTTCGCATATTCTTTCCTCCATTTTGTATATTATACCAAAATTCAGCTGATTTGTAAACCATTTTTTTCACAAACTCTCTTTCTTAAATCGCTTGAACTAAAGCGGTGATCTCTCTTGTTGAAGTAAAGATCAATGTCACGTTGCTTACAGATGTCACGACCTGTAAACTCTTTTTCACGATATTCTTCGCCAAGAATACGAACGTTGATTTGTCTCATCTGAAGAATGTCTTCGAGGTCACTTTCATGTAAATAAGGAATAATCTCATCTACATACTTTACAGCTTCAAGCTGTGTATATCTTTCCACGATTGTCTGAATAGGTGGATTCTTTTCTTTCCTGTCTACACTTGGATCAATCTGCAAAGCGCAGATTAAATAGTCACATTCACCACGAGCTTCACGTAACATTTCCACGTGGCCTGCGTGAAGTAAATCAAATGTGCTTGCAGTAATACCTACTCTCATGGCATTACTCCACGTCTTCTGAGTCTTGTAAACCGGCATTGTAGTCAATTGTTGGGAGATCAACAAATTCTACTTTCATATTTACTCGAGTTTTAATAGTCTTTTCATGAGCAGGAAGATGGTCACGTTCCCAATTCTTTTTTGCAGAAGGGTTCGGATGACTAATAACAACTACAGCTTTCGTTTTCTTAGGAAAGTCACATGAAATAGCAAGAAGACGATCTAAGCGAAAACCGCCAGATGATGCATGAATAGCAATTGTATCACTATCCCTATATTGCTCAACAATAGCATCAAGTTGTTTCTTTCGTGAAACAGGCCAGTTGATCCATACTGCGCCGGCAGGAATAGCAGATTGATTTTCTACAATCTTCATAGCTTGTTTTTGCGCTGCAACTGCATCTCTTTTCGACCAGCCCCAGTAATGATGCATTTCAACAAGGTTTTGGTCTGACATTATAGACAGGCCATTGCCTCCGTCATATCTTTCAAGCAAGAATTTTACAGCATCATATTTATTTCCTGATTTTGCTGGCTTATCTGGTTGAGGATTAAGACGATTAGCCAGAGCTTTTAACTCTATAGTTTTGAACTCTTTGTATACGGATTTAGGAATAAACTGAACAGGTAGATACCTGCACCGAAGTGAATTCATAGCGGCTACGATTCTGTGATTTCCATCAAGAACAAGATGCTGACCTTTACCATTGTAGTCCTGTAAAACATTGATAGGCACAAAGCCGCTAGTGTCACCGTTCTTATCATCGATTTTATCACGAAGAATTTTAACATGCTTTGTATCGATCTCGTTAAATCGAACTTGAAACTTATCGTAAGTCGCGATTTCTTCTTTTTTAATTGTTTGAACTTCAAAACTTCGAGACACAATACTTTCTTGCAGTGTATCTAGGCTAGGCTTAATATAGTTTTTCAAAGCAGCGCCACCGCCGTTTGACTTATTGTAATATTCATCATTATTTCGTGCATCTACTTCAAGTAGCATATCTCTCTCCAATGCAATCATATCTTCAACCGTACCTTCTGCTACGATTTCAATTTCAAGATTTCCTTCTCCGAAGGCGTCAATCATTTCTTGGCAAGTAGCCGAGGTGTCATAAGGGTCAAGAATCGAACCTTTATGATACCCAATATATTTTTTGTTGGTTATCTTGTGTGTCCAACGATAAACGTATGCTTCATAACCCACTTCACTCATGGGATATATCCTAAACACCAGTTCTCTGCAGCTGATTCTGCATATGATTCACTATGGACAACGTATGTGCCATCATCATTCTTTGTAATCATTTCACGAGCTTCTTTCAACTCGCCGTTTTCAAAGAACTCAACAATAAAACACTGGTAAGTGTATTTAGCGCTGCTGTCATCTACCCAATAAATCTTAGCTTCTCGTCCACCATCGTGGCTCCAATGTTTATGCAACTCTTGCATTATGCACTCCTGTAAACAAATTCAATTGCACGTTCTGCCTCTTTTTCAAGAGGACGGTTATCATACCAACCACCCGTTTGCGAATCGAGATCTTTACAAAGATCAGCGATTTCTTTAGGTGTGATTGGGTATTCCATTCTTACTGCAGATGCAGCGATGGACACCATAAGACGATACATGGTATGATACCAGCCTGTTCCGCTGATAGTCATGTACTCACTTACGAGTGTTTGGTTGACAAATGGACAATCGCGGAAAGACGTCCATGTGATATCTTGGTTTTCAGCTTGAGCTTTACGATGCTCAACAATCTGTTCTTGAATAGCAGAAGGTAGCCGTTCAAAGAACGACTTACCTTTAGACTCAATCATAGGATGCTTTGCGATTAAAGCACTAGGGTCAATAGTAGACCCGTCACGATTAGAGAATATGAAGCTAAAAGAATTATCGTACCGCCCTGGGACATAATACATGCGCGATAAGTCTTTAGTCTGTCGATCGGCAAGGGCACCCAACTCGTTGTTGAGGGCGTGCCAGAATCTTGGGATGTCTCCACTGATAACCTCGTCTCTAAGTGGGAAGACAAGTCTGAACTTTGGTTGATCAGTCGTGGAACTGGCCGTAGAATAGCAAACAAAATTGTAGTGAGCAAAGCTGCTAAGTAAATCATCTTTGAGGTCTCCTTGTACCTGATAGTCATCAACGTCGACTGCACACCATCGTGACCACTTGACAACATTTGCGTTTGACCGTGTAGTACCTTCTCGGTACACGGCTGGTGAAATCAATGTAGCGGCTTGTTTATCCTTCCGCTGCATTTCAGATATTCCATATAACGCACGTTCAAACGTATCGAAGTCTTCAAATCGAGTGACGTTTGACGTGTCGTTATCATATATATTTTTAAAGTGCGTTACGTAAAGTTCCATGATTATCTTTATGAGACGGACCTTCCCAACCCTCAGGCTTTACCAGATCTGGCAGACCAAGTGGGTTTGGACGCGACTCTTTCACTCCTGGCTCTTTGGCCATGTTCGCCTTGTGTACAGCATCCCATGCTTTATGAGCATCAACACCGAAGGCATCCAAAGTACCGATTGCAACAACACAAAGATCAATCAAACCGTCAACGATTTCTTCAGGATCTTTATCAATAAGTGCTGCTGCACGTGTTTCATCCAGTTCTTCCTGGAGAAACTTCAATCTAAACTCAAGAAACTTGCCAAGTCTAGACCAATCGTTATCTGATTGCACTTCAGCCTGCATCCATTTATGGACACCAAACTTAGCATGCATATCATTAATATCTTGTACCCAATCTTTCATTTTATTATTATACTCCATTTTTCACGAATTGTAAACCATTATTTGCAATATTTCGTAAGTATCTTTCCAGTTTTGAACTTCAATTGCAGCACCGTTTTGAACTTCTGCTTCAATTGCTTTCTTCAATGGATAGTCATTACCACCTTCTTGCATCTTATCACCGAAGAACGTAATGTTCTTTTCTGGTAAGTATTCAAGGACTTGGTCTTTCATACAACCTACTGGCATGATATCAAGGCCTGTTTCACCTGCCACTTGAGCAATTACTCCTTCAGTAATAAAGTTTTCATTGAAGAAACGAGCAATGGTTTCTCGTTCTTCAAAGGACTTATCAAAGTCTTTGTACATCTTACGTTCAGCAAGATGAGCGTTTCTTCCAACTATTGAAAAGTTGAACAATCCAATACGTTGCTCGAAATGTTTTCCTGTACGAAGAGGGAAGGTAGAGTTATTAAGCTCAACCTCAAGCCACCCAATCATATGATCTGGAAGAGACCAGTCGGATTCATATGTAACCTCACCGTTCTTCCAGATATGATTACCGCTACAGTTGAATACAGCTTTTACGTTTTCACAGATATACTGTCCTACTTGCTCGACTGTTTTAGGATAATCCGATCCCGTAACGAGATAGACGTCATGCCTACTCATTAAGTATTTTACAAAGAACTCCTGAAACTCAGGATCCATTTGCCCCCTACTCGGTGTAAGGGTACCATCTACGTCAAAGATAAATGTTGTGTCTGTCATGCGAAAAATGCATCGAGCGTTGCACGCTCTTCAGCCTCCCAGCCAATTGATTCCAAGATAGGCGTAATCACATCAAGGAATGTTTTTTCAAATTGAACCTTCTTATCTACATATTTATGAAGTTGTAATTCTTCAGGCAGATAATCGGTAAACGATATCACGTTTTCACGAATAGGATTCGGCATCTTGAGATAGCAGAACTTGATCTTGTCACCGCTTTTGATTGCGGAATACTTTTTGTCAAGCCCCATTTGCGAAAGGTGATGATTGTGTAGGATAGCACCACGTACGTGGATTGGTGTACCCTTAGCATAGATTTCACTACGCTTACGAGACCACTTGTCAATGTCACTTACACTGCGAGGGAATGATACCTCTTCAGGCGGAAGAGACATGAAGTAAGTCTTGAACTGTGCAATTGCATCCTGTGTTTTTGTTTCAGAACCAGTAACAATTACTTTGAAGATTTCTTTCAAGGCCTGACGTACTTCGGCAGGCGTACTTGACTTGATAGCTTCAATACCCATGATTTTGAGTTTTGGTTCAGCATATCGTACACCTTCATTGTCATGCACATTGAGAATGTACCGCTTCTTTGCAGTCCAAATGCCAACATCGGCGATTGCTTCACGAGCCATGACCATACGATTGTCATAGCTACCAAGCAGTTCATGCAATTCTGCATAGGCTTTTTCAATAACTGGTTCAATAACATCTTTACAAAATGAGTCAAGAGCATTGACGTTTTTAGTCATGTCAGTTTGACCAACTGCTTTTACAACCGGTCCGAAGTTAACATAAAGCGAATCTGTATCGATTGCGATAACATAGTCTTCGCCTTGTGTCTTAAGCACACTGTTGAGTTTTGCATTCACTGTTTCTTCAGCCCAGCGAATACATGTTTGGCCAGTAAGAGTTACAGCCTCGGCCATACGAAGATCAAAGTACTTAAAGTACTTGTTACCGAGTGCACCATAAAGGCTGTTCATCATAATTTTAATAGCCATCTGCTGATTTTCAAGGCGATTGATTTCACGTTCAAGGCGATAGATATTTTGTTTATCACCCTTATCTGCACGTTCAATGGCCTGCTTTGCCTCAAGCATTTTCTTCTTGATTTCAGCACGTTCGGCATAGTAGTCTACGATAATAGATGGAATGATTCCACGGCGATCATTGCTAAAGTGAACACCATTACCAGCAAGAGAATGAGTATCGGCATTGCGAACACGTCCTTCCAAGATTGCGTCCGGATGTACACCACCAGTTCTTTCAGGCAAGATTGTTTCAGGCGACATATTCCATTGGACAATGATATTAGGATAAAGCGAGTTCAAATCAAAAGAACATACCCAATCATGCAATCCAACCTGAGGATCTTTTACATAGCCACCGGCAAAACCAGAAGATTTTGATGTGGATTCTGCAGTAGAACCCTGCGCATTCGGTGTCTTTGTGTCATGCTTCTTATGATAGTTCTTGTTTGGTTCAAATGTAGGATCACCTTCAATTTGATCAATAGGAGGGATAACCTTGACACGGTTACCCATCAGCCTACGATAAATGATAGTATCCCACATTGACGTAGTACCAAGCGTATCATTATAATTGATACCGGCTTTGTACGCAATAGTCATAACCAACGTAATCAAACCCATCTTATCTTCGATACGATCAACAAGTTCAACATCACGAATATTATAGTCAATGAACTTTTGGTGATCATTTAAGTAGAGGGTGTGTAGGTTACTATGTTCTTCATAGGAAAGTTTCTTTTCACCAAGCACCACGTTAGCGATGTTGTTGAGTGAGTATGATTCCTGTGGACCATAAGAGTAACCAAACTTTTTGAATAGCGTCATATAATCAAGCGAAGCCATTCCAAAGATTTCATAGGTAGTTCTTTCCATGCCTTTGAAGTTACGCTTACGTTGGTTGATTTTCTTCCAAGGCGAAAGCAGATTTTCTTGGCCGCTACCCATAACATTTGCGATACGATGTACAATGTAAGGAATATCAAAGTATTCGGTATTCCAACCTGTTACAACATCAGGCGAATGCTTGTTCCAATGCACAAGGAAAGCACTGAGTAGTTGTACTTCGGTATCACACTTCTTATAGACAACACGGTGTTCTTTCATGTAACTGGACTCGACGTTATAGTCGCCAAGACCCCACACATAGAACGTGTTGTCGATATTGTTTTTCATTGTGATTGAGATAATTGGATGTGCTGCTTCGTCTGGCTCAGGGAAGCCATCATCAGAAGCAACCTCAATATCGATTGACGTAACGTTAATAGAGTCACGATCGAACTCGATATCATTTGGAAACTTTTCAGTCAAGAATTGATTGATATAGTTTTTGTTGCCATACATCTTTTTGCCACCGACACCGGTGTACATTTTGATGTGGTCTGTACAATCACGCATTGTTTGGAATGATTTAGGTTCTACAAACCTACCGTCCATTCCAATGATTTCTGTTTTCCAGTTGACAGCCTGATAAATTGTGGGCTCAAATGGAACTTCATATGCGACAGGGCGGCCATTATCATAGCCGCGATATAGGAGCTTGTTACCCCAACGATTGACACATGTGTAGAATTGCAAAGCTTTTACCTCCATTACGAATACTATTATACCAAATTTTGTGAGGTTTGTAAACCACTTTATGCAATAATATTTGACGCAGGTGTAATAATTTTGCTAAACATTTTTTGGTATTGATTTTTCAATTCAGCCTGTGGCTCAACAATAAACATGATCGAGTTCATGGTCGTATGAAACCCATCCTTTGCATCGCTATATGCCATAAACGGTGCAAGGCCAAGTTGATTTTGCTGTGTAGGAATAAGGATTGCTACGTCTTTAAGGATAACTTGATCTGTGCTATTTACTTTTGCATCGCAGATAAGTTCTTCGCCTGTAGTGAGGCGGACAATTTTGATGTTCATTATATAACTCCAGTTTGAGAGAAAGAAAGGCGGTCACCCGCCTTCCCTTTATTTATCGTCCAGAAATGGCGTCGTTTTCTTCTTCAGTATAAGGCCACATTACAGTTCACCTAAAAGTGCTTTCAGTTTCTTTTTCGATTTACCCATTGCTTTTGCTTTAGCAATTGCATCTTTGTTTGATACATCATTACCAACTACAACAAGACCAATCATGCCCATGCCTTTATGTGGTGTGCACCAGTAGTAATAGATGCCAGGTACTTCGAATGTCATAGAAACTTCTTTGCCATTCTTAGATTTTTTAGGAAGTTCAGCCCCATCAGGACCAGCAATGAATTCGACATTGTGGCCTTTTGAAATTGGGACCCAAGTAATGGTTTCGCCTACATCAACTTTCGCAAGTTCTTCGCTGTAAATCATTTTGTTTCCAGCGTCGTCCTTGTTCAACATTTCAATAGTCATATCTGCATATGCAAAGCTGGAGATAAACACCAGACCAAACACTGCCATGAAAAATGCTAATACTTTCATTATAACCAATACTTTCCTTTAAACATGAGTTCTCTCTGACGTCTTTCAAGATCGACAAGATCTGTAGACTTAGCGAGATAGTCGTGAATAGGGTCTTTACCTTTGAAGAATGCTTTAATCCACTTAATCATTCGGAAACTCCTTATGAATCGATGCGATTGTTCTCGCGTTCAAATCATTTAAGAGTTGCCAATAATCAGACTGACGATATTCGCCAGCATGAATCAGTTGCTGTGCAACTTTCTGATTGGCTTCTGTTTGACGTGCAATCATCCAACCAATCATAATACCTTGAAGTGTTTTCTTAAAGCCGTTTAAGACGATTTTTAAAACCCCATAGAATCCTTCAAGTAGACTCTTGGAGTAGCTCAGCGCTATTGTTGTCATTTTGGTTTTCCTCGTTTTTTCCAATTGAAATTTTACGAGGCTGCTTCTCTTTAGGCAGAACGACTTCAAGGTTGACAGCCAAGATTCCGTCCTCAAGATCTGCTCCGATGACTTCGGTATATTCCGATAGTCTGAATGACTTCTTCCAGTTCTTCGCACTGATACCCTTATGAACATATCGATCCTGCTCACGTCTCGATGGACGCTGACCAGTAATGGTCAGGACATGGTCCTTGACTTCAATATCGATGTGATCTTTCTTGAATCCAGCCACAGCCATTTCGACGGTGAACTTCATGTCATCGTCTTTTACGACATTATGCGGTGGGTAGGTATCCTTCGCATGCTTGTGAATGCTCTCAAGCTGATCGAAGATGTGGTCGAAACCGATGAAACCCGAACGTGGGTATACTAATCCAGTCATATGTTCCTCCTATTGACTAGCAAGGTTAAAATTGCGAACCCGCTTCCGCGGCATTCAGTTTTATTTATACGACTCGCGCTTACTTCTTACGATTTTTACGTCGATTTATGCGTTTTTGCGAGCCAATTTTACGTCTACCTTTCGGCGGACGATTCTTACGTGGCCAAGGCATACATCACTCCTCCATAATATAAGGAAATCACGAAGCCTTCGAGTTTCCTATGTTGTATTTTGGACACAAGTTCCACTGGTCCTTATCTCTAAATGAGATAATCTTAATCTGCCTCAACGGTGCTTTGTCATGTACCTGTGATTCATCGACAAACGAAATCAGACCCCAATCCGAAAGGAGCGTAGCTACTGTATTTCGTCTTTGAATATCGTTAACCATCAGGTTCGATGGCTTTCCGTCAAGTAAAAATAATTCTTTAAAATGTGTAATGAAATATCTGCCTTGTTTGTGCAAGATATGACATGATTGATAGAGAGTATTATCCTTGCGTGAAGCTACGCCAATACGTGTAAGTGTTTCTCGTACTTTGAGGAAATCATCCGGCGTGTTAAGCTGGACTTCCAGCATCATTGCTGGCGTCCATTCACAGCTCTCATTATTTTCGTTTTCCACCTTTGTAAACCTTTGCTTTTAACTGTTCAATTTGTTCATCATTTAGGATAGTCAAAGCTTGGCGTGCTTTTTCGTTGCTGTAACCATAATACTCTTTGACAACCTTAATGTTATCTTCTTCTTCAGCTTTCAACCATTTGCTGAAACGTTTCTTTTTTCTAATTGTATTTATAAAAAAGTCAAATTGAAGACGGTTGTCAAGATGATGCCGTTGGTTCATTTCATTAGCAAGAAGTGCGGTGTCATAAAAGTATGACAAACCGCGATTCACCATGAATGAGTTGTATTGCTTTTCAGCAATGTCATCAACCATGATGTCTTTCTTCGTGCTATTGATCGCATTGAGATATTCAAATGGATTCATTAAAACCACCCCAGCTTTATGCCATTATGAGCGATAATAAAAAAACAAGCGACCAGATGAGTAAGAACCCATGCTGAACGCAAGATAGCTGCAATGTCACTTTCACGGTCATCTCCTATTTTACTGCCAATTGTTTTGGCCCATATTTTCCACATGTATTTTAACTTAACCAAGTGTGTACCGCTTTCACACCGAGTTCAAAAATGTTTGAACCATCGATGGGATAAAACAGGAAAGTCAGGACTAATATGAACCACCCAAGTCGTATCAATGTAAGCATTATTTGAACTCCGCGTTGGCCATGATCTCGGTCATACACGCAACGATGTTGAGTTCGTGGTCCGCAACAAAGGCATTCTTGTACTGATAATCAGCAAGGATAAGAATAACCTGCGGAACTGACTGAGGCTGCAAGTGGTCGCCGGCTGTGTCATAGATGCTACGAAAGATAGCAGCTGGTTCAACATCAATGTTTGACGCAACCCACTTACGCATGGATTTAAAATCTTTAGCTTTAAGAGATGCGATAAGATTGTTGAAGTTCTTATCAGACATACTTACAAGGACACCCGTATCGATAGTACCAGATACGGAATAACGTTGAAGCTCATTAAGAACCCTACGCCAATCAGGTGCAAACTTCATAATGAGTTCTGCCAACACTTTTTCGTCATAACCTACATTCTCGGTATCAAGAATGTTCTTGACACGAGCAAGGAATTGAACGCAAAGTGCTGGCAGAGTCTTCTTAGTAGAACCAAACTCATATACACTACACCGAGAGTGCAGAGGTTCGATGATTCGGTTCTTAAAGTTGCAGGTGAGGATAAACCTACAGTTGCTTGAAAACTCCTCGATAAATCCACGAAGCGCAGGCTGTGTAGACTGCGCATTCAAGTAATCTGCCTCATCAAGAATTACAACCTTGTAACCACCCTGAAGAGAGACGGTGGAAGCAAACTGTTTGATTTTAGTTCGCAGAGTATCGATGTTGCCTTCTTCAGAACCATTCACAATAATATAATCGAGATCAAGTTCATTACAAAGGGCTCGAGCAACTGTGGTTTTACCTACACCTGCAGTACCGGTAAGTAGCATGTTTTGCAGCTCACCGGATTCTACGATTTTCTTAAATGTAACTTTCATATCCTCAGGGAGGATACAATCTTCAATAGTACGCGGACGGTACTTTTCAACCCACAGAAAATCTGTCATTCACTTTCTCCATAATAAAAATATATTATACCACAGTTGTGGCATAATGTACACTACTTTTGAAATCGTAGTGTATGCCATTTCCCATCGTACATAAACTTTACTGTCGAGTGGGAATATACGGTTTTCGCGGTTTCGTTATAGCGCGTCTCAGTTGAGCAAACTCTCTTAGTACCACCACTAGCGTTACTATTTGAATGACCAAGCATACCACCAAGAATAGCTCCAATTGCACCTCCACCTTCGATATTACCTACGTTGTTACCAATGATACCACCAAGAATGGCACCCTTTACTGCGTCTCCAGTCTTGTCACCAGAAACACTTACATCCCTACAAATTTCAACTTGGTAGGGAGTTTGTTCGATCACTGTTTTGAAGTGATCTTTAATAATGTTGTCAGCCATTGCAGGCGCAGCAAATGCCATACACACTGCAAAGCTCATTAACAGCTTCTTCATGAGAAGTGCCGATCTAGCATTTCAATACGATCGGTGGCAGCTGCCATTTTGTCAAGCTCTTCTTGGATAGCTTCAACAATATCGCTATGCTCACCAATGCCAACGCTTTGGTTCATATAGACCATAATGTTTGTCTTCGCGCGCTCGAGCTCGCCTTCCGCGTGCATGCGCGCAGCTTTAATCAGTTGATCCTTCATTCTCTCCTCCTTCCAGATCCATTTCCATTTGATCATCTTCAGGCTCAGCCAGCTTATTTGCATCGATAAATGCAGATAGTCGATCGCGAATATTGCCGACTGATACTAGTTCTTCGCCTTTAAAAGCTCCTCGTTGAGCGCATGCGTCGATGATTTTAACACATGCTTCGAGGTCGTTTACACCGATTGTTGGTGTGTCCATATTATCCTCCATAAGTTGAGTTCTTTTCAACAGCAATCCAGTATTCCACTGGCTTCGTTTGATGCTTAAACTGAGAAATCAATTTAGATGAAAGAGTAACATCGTAATCACCAGGAATGATTTTCAGATTCGGGATAGACAACACAAACTTGAAATCTTCATTTGGTACGCTTGTCATTTCAACTGCGAGTTCAAATGCGTTTGAAGTTGAGTTATCAAGGTCAGTAACGGTAATTCCATTAGGGGTAATCACCATATCATTTACTCCAAGAGCACTGGAGGCTTTCCGGATGGATGCCATATCATCAGCACTCAGCTTTAGTTGGACCTCGGAGCTTGGCATTACGACAGGTTTTGATGGAGATGTAAGAGTCGTAATGTCTGACAAGTAATACTTTACAGATCGCTTACCTTGTTTGATGGAGACTGATAGGTTATCGTCTGAAAAGATCAGCTCTGGATCGTCAAACATGCCCATAGCTCCGAGGAACTCGTTAAGGTCATATAGACCAAATTCATTAGAAAAGTTTTCGCCAACTGTGGCGGATGCCATGACTGTACGGGTTTCAGCCATAGTCGAAATTACGTTACCTGGACGAACTACCAGGTTTGCATTGATTGCAGAAAAGTTCTTAAGAACTTCGCGGGTTTCAGTACTAAGATTCACAATTGTCTCCATGATTAAGGTGTGTAAGTATAGTTATATGTAATTGGACGAGTAGTGAAGTCACACTCTGGTTTTTCAGGGTAATCTTCAACTTGATTATTTATATCGTGTTGATGCATAGCAATGATAGCATAGTGAAGAATTTTCATAAGATCATCACGATTTGCGCCGTTCTTTTTTCCATAGCGCTGTGCATATTTCAACACGTTACCAAGAGCAAATCCCATACCATGACCGCAGTCAATAATGAACTCCGTAGATTGGAATTTGTTTTTCGAATAATGACCTTCATAGGTCTTATCGACATATTGCTGGAGCTCTTTGATAAGAGCTCCTTCGTTGAATTTGTATTTAGGCATTAGCATTCTCCAGAGCAGAATCGAGGATGTCACCAAGTGTTGGATCAGCGTTATACTCACCGACAGATTCGCCGGTTGCGGTAGCATCTACCTTTGTATAGAGATCAAGGAAAGCTTCCTTGGTATCGCCGTCAAAGCGATTTACACAAAGTTCAAGTGCTTTCATACGATCACCAAAAATCGCAAACGTTTGAACAATGTGGCAAAGACGACGGGTAGAGATAAGATCATCAATACCATCATCCTCATAGGTTTTACGAATAGTTTCAGACCACACTGAAAGCTTCTCGGCAAAGTCAAGATCTTTCTTACCAAACTTATCCATGTGCTTAACGACGATTTTCTTTTCAATCGAAAGCGAAGGATATGGTTGCTCCATTGTGATAGTGAAGCGCTCAAGGAAAGCTTCATCGATGATGGTAGCTGCAATAAAGCGACCATCGTCAGAACCCTTACCTTTAGTGTTGGCGGTGGCAATTACGTTGAAGCCAGATGCTGGTTCAACAATCTCACCAGTTTTCTTGATGAGGATAGGCTTACCTTCAAGGACACCTTGAAGACACATGATTTTGTTGGAACCACGATCAAGCTCGTCAATAAGCAGGATTGCACCAGCTTTCATAGCCTTGATCACAGGACCTTCGGCAAAAACAGTTTCACCATTAACCAAACGGAAGCCACCGATAAGATCGTCTTCATCAGTTTCAGGTGTAATTTGAACACGGATATATTCACGCTTTGATTTAGCGCAAGCCTGTTCAACCATCATAGTTTTGCCGTTACCAGAAAGACCAGTAATGTACACTGGGTAGAACATGGTAGATTTGACAATGCTTTCCACGTCCTTGTAGTTACCCCAAGGTACATAATACTCGTCTTTGGCGGGGATAAAGATTTCGCTATTGCGAATTGATTGTACGGATGTAGCCACAGTATTCTCTTGTTGAGGCTGTTGAACGAAAGGAACCACGACCGACTCGAGGTTGTATACGCCACGACGTACTTTTGGCAGTTGGTTCAACAAATTGAAAGCTTCCCTACGATTGATGCCCTTGACATCAGCGATAGCAGTAAGGTGCTTAGGATAAAATTCAGTTTTGCCTGGGTATTCCTTTACCAAAGTTTCAACCAGGGCTTTTTGAGCGAAGTTCAGTTCCATAATATAGTCTCCATCTTTTTCAATTCTAGATATATTCTACCACAGTATTCCGAGAATGTAAACCTTTTTTTTCACTTTTTTGCATTTTTTTTCATTATTTTTATGCGTTCTTCTTCTGTCATGCGCAGCCAGTGAGCTATTTGCCATGTAGTTCTACCACATTCAATGCAAACATCATTCTTAAGGACACATACCCTTTTACAAGGAGACGATATCAAGCTACTGCCTCCGCAAACTTTGTAGCCAAGACACGGTTACCTTTCTTTGACTTTTGAAACTTTTTGAAGGCTCTTGAGATTTCGCCTTTCTTAGCCACAGCACTTACCGCAAATTCTTCGTTTGCAGTATCAAGTGCTCGCTTTTCAGACCGAAGGATAAAGTAGTCCGTATAGCCACTTTGATTTTTGAAGTGCAAGAACTTGTCTTTCAAGAACTGCTTGCGATCTTGTTCAAAGCCAATGGTATTGACAAATGAAGGGTGAGCCCAACGGAATGAGCTGCGATCGCCGCGAGTAAGGAAGTAACCAACCGAAGACTCACAGTAATTTTGTACATTTTCAAGAAGAAGTTCAGTAGTGTTTAGGCCTTCTTTTTTTGAAAGCATGCGACCATCAACTACAATTTGCTTTTCACCATAATCACTGTATGACATTGACTCAATAGTATTCGAGGAACCATCTGTCATACATACAAAGTTGACTTTCTGAAGGTTATGCTTTTGACGGAATTCTTTCAAAAGCTGAGGTACATATGTAAGAACATGATCGAGAGGAGTACCGCCCATACGCTCATATCGAGTAAACACCGAATGATTGTTCCAACCGTTTTTGGCATTCATAACCCACGCCATCTTGTGGTAGTGACGGAAGGCTGCAGCAAATTGAGCTTTATTCATGCGTGTCGAAAACATTTCAAGACATTGAATATCGCGGTGTTGAACATGCAACTCGCTTGGTAGCTTTCTGTTTTCGTCGTAATCTGCTGAAGTAAAGCTGTACACTTCAAACGGAATGTTAACTTTCTTACAGAAAGAAACAAGAGTCATAAGCTGCTTGATAACGGAACCAAGATCATTGTACATTGAACCAGACCAGTCAATCAGCATGAACAAGCCGTGATTCTTTGCATCAGGAATGTTAGTGATACGCTTGAAAATATCGTCATTGTACTTGTAGCTATGAAGACGATTTGTATCAAGAGTGCCAGAACGAGCAGTTTGAGCACGCTTGTTTCTCCAAGC